CTCTTGCGTTCGCATACTCAAGATTAATCGCTTCTGTTTCTCGGCCCTCTTGCTCGGCTTTGGCTAGTGCGGCGATTCTGTCTTGCTCTAACAAGGCTAGTTTATCCCCAAGCCTCAATTTAATGGATTCTATTTCCGATTTATTCGATCTTAGAGCAGCTTGCAATCTTTCTTCTGCGTTCTGAGTCTCTCGTTCTATTAACCTAGCTTCTCTATCAGCAGCCGCTTTCTTCTCTGCGGCAGCCTGTCTATCTAGTCTTTGCTGCTCTCTTAACTCGGCATTAAGCTTAATTTTTTCCGCTACGGCATCAATATCAGCGTCAGTTGCGCCCGCTTGAGCTGCTTGATACCTATATAATTCATCACCAGTTAAGGTCAAAAGTTGATGTTGATTGTCTAATCTTTCTTCAAACTTTATTAGAGCTTGAGCGGATGCCTCTTGTTGCCTCTCTGATTGCTTATCAGCTTCATTCTTAGCTCTATTGGCATCAATCAGGTCGTGCAGTCTATCTATCTCTGCCAACTGCTCTGGTGTAGCGTTAGCCCTAGCAGCAGTAATTAGGTCTATTTGTCTAGCATTTAAAACGAGGGCTTCAGATTCCTCGCCCAACCTTGAAATTAGGTTTGTGGTATCTTTATCAGTGCCTACCAAAACGCCCTGTAACGTCTCAAGTTTTTTAGATCCAATTTCGATTTGAGCCGAGAGAAGTTTCTGCCTCTTTTCGAAATCTTCTTGAGACTCTGTATATCGCTTTTGACCGTGAGTTACATCTATATATTTGCGCTCTGCTCCAGCTAACTGTTCCTGAAGATTAACTAGAGCCTCTTCTTGCTCTTCAATTTTCTCGGTAATTAACAGCTCTTGATATGCTCTTTCCGCTGCCGTCAACCCTCCTAAGCTTTCAGCCGCTTTATTGGCCTCATCCTCTAACTCTTCCATTGCTTTTGTGGTGCCAGTTAGAGAGTTGTACACGACCCCAGCTAAAAGTGCGCCAAAGGCTATAAAAGCACCGGCTATAGCTCCTGCTGGGCCAAATACTGAGGCTAATTGTGGGCCTTGCTGGGCTAGGATTCTGAATCCATCGGTGCCCATCTGTGCTTGGACTGCGATATCTTGAAGTTGATAGGATACTTGCTGCGTCGATCCGCGCATGGCACGAAAGCCGCCACGAAGGACTTTCGCTTTTTGTGCTAATTGATCTGTTTGACCTTCCGTTTTTTGAGCGGTTTTGCCGAGATCTTGCAGCTCTTTTTCTGTCTGCTTTACGCCAGAAGATTTTACCTCGACCGTTAATGATGCTATATCAGCCATTTCTGTTAGCCTCTTGGAGAGATAGCTGATCCAATTCTCTAATTAGATCAACCTCAAATGCTGTTAGGTCGCCATAAATATCAATGTACGACTTTATTTCATTATAGCTGATGACTCCTTGACTTGCGTTTTTTAGTGAAACAAACAAGGCCCATAAATATGAAAGCTCACCTCTCAGCCTTGGTTGATTCTCAAGCTCTTTAGGTGCTTTACCTATCGATCTTTCTACTTGTCTAAGGTTGTCTAAGCGGCTGACTTTTGAACCCTTATCGTATCCTGATGCCCAAAATTGCCATTTAGCATACGTGAAGATTTCATCGGTCAGCCTTTGGTAAAATTTACCCTTTCAGCTATAAAACGATCAACTTGAGATGCTACACTGGGCGCGTTTTCGTACAAATCTTTAGCTGTGTCGGGGCTAAACTTTATAAGATCTTTGCCGCTTTTTAAGCCTCGCCAATCTATTGTTACAGCCACTAACAAATCTATCTCCCCGCCTTCCTCGTCGTTAAGCAGCTTCCTATGGAACTTTCTAACTGCCTCTCGATACGATTTCGAATCAACACCCTTAACTTTTATGTAAAAGTCTGTCGGCTCGTTAGTCGAAGGATCTTTGATTTGTATTTCTGCGCCTTCTTCATGTGCATCTAACGTGTAAAGTTTTTTAACATCCATAAAATCCCTTCCCTCACTATCCCTATTTAAGCGTCGTCCTTAGTAATCTGTAGTTGGCTGCTGATTCCTGAGTTGAATAACGCGATGAAATCTAGCGTTACTGTAACAGCGCCAGGGCCACCGACCTCTGGATTACCCGAGTTATACTTGACGTTAGGCATATTGAAAATGTAATCATTCCCAGCAGCATCGGTCAAAGTAAACGTAATAGCCGATGAAGTTTCGTTGATAAACTTGTCGATCAGCGTAGTGTTCTGGAAGTATGCAGTAATCGAGCCGGTAACCGTAGATTTAGCTAATGGCGGCTGCAAAGTAGTTGAATCTCCAACCACGTATTGAGCTTCCATGCCATTCTCGATGTTCAACTCAAGAGCTGTAATTACCGCGATAGCAGAACCACCTTCAGTGATAGCTCCGGTAAAGCTATCAAATGGGTCGGTAGTAGTTGCGGCAGAATAACTTGATCCTGAGATAGCGGCTCCTGCTGTTGCCAAGTCTTTACCGATAACTGAGAAGGAACCCGTAACCATTGAGTTAGGGGCGATTGACAAGCTCATGCTGTTAAAAGCGCAACCAGTTGACCTGATGTACTTGTTGATATCTTCATGGTGACGTTCGATAGTGAAAGATCGAGCAGTGGTTCCTGTCACGATAGTCTCAGGATCTCCGTCAGAAGTCCAAGTTCCGCACATTACCGCCTCAATCAAATCATCGAATGATCCGTAGGAAAGCTCGAAGTTGATATCACCGCTGACCGCCTTGTTGCCGTGCCGGTAGTGGGCAATCTGTCGATCTTCTCTAAGCTCTTCGGACTCTATTGAGTCTTTAGAAAGACCTAAAGTTGTTCCAGTGTGCCGAATAGGTTTGATAGTCGGGTTGCTTGGAGTTGTACCAAAAGTCGACTCTAATATGTAGCCCATATCATGCCGAGCGCCTGTTGCAATAGTCATAGTTTTACCTCGGGGCTACGTGAGCCATGTAGTTTATTGATATAGAGATGACAAATCTGTCATCCTCTGTTAGTCCCGCGTTACGAGACACATCTCCTAAACGAACAGTGACTCCATTATATAGCAAGTCAGTACCTCGTTTAAAATGATCAGCAACAGCGTCAGCTTTAGCTTCTGCCGCGCCTCTACCTTCCCCCAATGGCGCATAAACATCTACTTGGTAGATGCCTTCATGTACATCTATACCGTTTGTCCCAAGCCCTGCTTGTTCAGTGACTGCTGGCAGATTATTAGCACGTAAATACAAAGTCCCTTTTGTGGGCCTAAATGCTGTATTAGGCCAAGCAATGGGAGATGAACCCGAGAGACTATTGAGCCTTGCGTCTAGCGCTGCGCTTATGTCAAAAAAGGTTGTAGTCATCTATTATCTTCTTTTGGCTTTGGCGGCTTTATCTACTGCTTGAGAAAACCTTTTTATATTAACTCGAACCATTCCGCTTGGGGCTTGCTTGCTCCATCCGTACTCAAGTCTTTGCGCGTATGGAAGCCCATTACTGAGAAATGCGGATTGATCTCCCTGTAAGTTTCTTATCACAGCCGATATCTTTCCTTTTGAATTTGAGCCAGAAGGATCTACTTGTGTTGTGGTAGAATAATCTGGCGCTCCCAAACTTGTGTTCCAGTTATTCCTGAATCTACCTGTATCTACTGGGCTTTCTATTATGATTCTAGGAAAAATCTCCAAAGCTGCCACCCTGATGGCTTTTACTGCATCAAGACCTGCTAGATCTGCAAACTTCTTAACGTCTAAGCTGAAGCTCATAGAGCACATCCGTATCAGAGGGGGCGATGGTTACAACATCCATAACCCTGTAATTTTCTGAGTCGAACAGAATGTTGTCGTCTATCTCAGGCGCTCCGTTGCCAGCCTGAAAATACATTCTAGCGTCGTCTCTCTGTACCATCTCGCCATCTATCTCGGCCTTGCTGTAATTCAATCTTACTGCTTTGCCAGTAATAGTGGTTGTGCTGCCGCCTGTATAAGATCCCGTTGTAGGGTTAAAACTAGCGCCCGATGTCCTGGTCGCAGTAGCGTCCTCGCCAAACTTGGTTAAGATGCTAGTCGCAGTCGATTGTGTGGCTGCGTAGTTAAAGCTCATGATCTGGATACCGCATTAACCGACTTGGTGATCTTACGCAACGCTGAGGTAACCGCTGGGGTTTCCTTCCGCATACTGGCGTTATTCTTGTAAGTGACTGTTATATCACCTATTTTTTCTTGGGTTGTCTGTCTTTCTCGCGCAGATAACGCGAAATTGCCATCAGAAACCGTCCGAGTAATTTCATAAACCGCATTTTTAACTTGCTTGGGTATCTCATCAGAATCAACCGAATAGCTGTCTATGTATACTTCTGTTCTGGGCCACTGTAGTTCCTGCTCATCAGTAGCTTTGCGCCCAACAAAGTATTGCGCCTCAAAGTAATCCATTGCGGTAAGGATGTATTCTTCGATCTTGTTAGTGCTGTGGCTATGAGAAATGCCGCGAGCAGTCGCCCACGCATCCCACTGAGCAGCAGTCACATAACTATTAGCGTTTGCTACACCTGATCCATCTTCGATTATCAGCGCCATTACTTATCCTTGAGTAAGAATCTTGGGGGCCGAAGCCCCCAGTCATCTATAGCTTTGACTATGATTAGCCGAGCAGAGTTGCAATGAAGTCAGGCTTCCAAGCCTTAACACCCCATGCTACGCCTACCTCGATCATAGACTTACGATAGCCACGGTACACTCGAACCTCGAATACCAAGCCACTGTGCTGGTCTTGAACGATCAAAGAATCGTCGGCAGCATCGCCGCCTTCAGGTACAGCCGGTGCTCGGATAGCGAGTTCCATCGCCTTACGGTGCATAGCAATGTTAGCAGTGAAAGAGTCACCAATGGTCATCTCTACACCAGTTGCTAAAGCAGCCTGTAAGCCAGGAGAACCGATAATAGCGTTGCCAGCAGCAGCCGTGAAGCCAGTGTTTACGACGTACTTGTTGCTGTCGCCAGCAAAAGTCACGATATCACCAGCAAGCAAAGTGCCACCGTCTCCACCGTCGAGAGCAATAGTAGTCTCGCCAGCAGCTTCGCCGCCGTTTGCATCTAAGCCAGTAGCCGTACCTTTGGTGTGGCTCTGGATTTGAGCAGACTCGC